CTAACTTTTACAACATAGGATATCCAATAATATAATGCACACTATTTCAAGCGAACTTGTTTTATTGTCTATGATGACATTTTATTTTGGAATTAAACTTTATTTGGTATTTGTAATATGAACAACATATATAAAAAACAGGTAGGCGGGACTCACTATCAAAGTATGGTCATTCAGCCCAGTGAATTTATAAATAAAAATAATATTCCATTCGCCGAAGGAAACGCAATTAAATATTTGTGCAGGCATAAACAAAAAAATCAAAAGCAAGATTTATTAAAAGCAAAGCATTATATTGACATGGCGATTGATAGAGACTATCCTGACGAAGTGAAAGAAGAAAAGAAAAATTCGTGGGAGATAATTAAGTAATGTTTAGCGCAGCAACTGAATGGGTATGTCCAGAAACTTTCCCAGATTTAAAAGAGCACAAGTACATAGCAATCGATTTAGAAACAAGAGATCCTAATTTAAAATCAAAAGGCTCCGGAGCTTTAGTAAATGAAGGTGAAATAATTGGAGTGGCGGTAGCCGTTGATGGATGGTCTGGATACTTTCCGATTGCCCATAGAGAAGGAAACTTACCGAAACAAAAAGTTTTAGATTGGCTTCAAGAAGTATGTAATCTTCCAGCGACAAAATTATTTCACAACGCTATGTACGATATGTGTTGGCTAAAAGCCTATAATATCAACGTAAATGGCCACATTATTGATACAATGGTTATGGCAGCACTAGTAGATGAAAACAGATATTCATATTCTTTAAATAATCTTTGTTATAATCTTATAGGAGAAGTTAAAGATGAAAGTCTTTTAACCACTGCAGCTGAAAAAGCAGGAGCTGATCCTAAAGCTGAAATGTATAAACTTCCAGCTATGTATGTTGGAAACTATGCAGAAAAAGATGCTGAACTAACTTTAAAATTATTTAAACATCTATCATTAGAAATTAGAAAAGATAATTTAACTGAAGTATTTGATCTGGAAACTAGATTGTTTCCATGTCTAATTGATATGAAAGTTAAGGGCGTCCGAGTAGACGTAGAACGCGCTCACTTATTAAAAAATAAATTATCTGAAGAAGAAAAGCAGTTATTGCTAAAAGTAAAAAAAGAAACAGGAATAGATGTTCAAATATGGGCAGCAAGATCGATTGGTAAAGTCTTTGACAAACTTTCCCTACCTTATAACAGAACTGCAAAAACACAAGCACCTTCCTTTACTAAAAATTTTTTACAGGTGCACAAGCACCCATTGGTTCAAGATATAGCAAAAGCTAGAGAAATAAACAAGGCTCATACAACATTTATAGATACAATTATTAAATACCAATACAAAGGTAGAATACACGCAGATATAAATCCAGTAAGAGGTGAAAAAGGAGGTACAGTTACCGGAAGATTTTCATATTCGAATCCAAATCTCCAGCAGGTCCCAGCGAGGAACAAGGATTTAGGGCCAATGATTAGATCTTTATTTTTGCCAGAGAGAAATCATACTTGGGGATGCTTTGACTATTCACAACAAGAACCAAGATTAGTTGTTCACTATGCAGCAGCGAGTCCTAAACTTAGAGAAGATGATGAAGTTAAAGATATAGTAAGTAGATTTAACAAGGATGATGTAGACTTCCACCAAACTGTAGCAGATATGGCAGGTATAGAAAGAATTCAAGCTAAAACAATTAACTTAGGATTGTTTTATGGAATGGGTAAAGCTAAACTTCAGGCAGAATTAGGTTTAAGTACTAAAGAAGAAGCAGAAAAATTATTTGAAAAATATCATAGTCGTGTACCTTTTGTAAAAGATTTAATGAACAATACATCAAGAGATTCACAGAGAAAGGGATATATTACAACTTTGTTAGGTAGAAGATGTAGGTTTGACACATGGGAGGAAGCTGTATTTAGACCTGGAAGACTTACAAGCCCAATGACATGGGACGAGGCTAGCTCTAAGTTTGGAGAAAATAACATTAGAAGAGCGTTTACATACAAAGCTTTAAATAAATTAATCCAAGGATCAGCTGCTGATATGACAAAAAAAGCAATGCTAGATCTATATGAAGAAAAAATTATACCACATATACAGATTCATGATGAATTAGACGTCTCAGTAGAATCCAAAAACCATGCAGATAAAATTATTGATATTATGCAAAATGCTGTTAAGTTGCACGTCCCCAATAAAGTAGACTATGAGTCTGGAGAAAATTGGGGGGATATTTACGACTAATTAGGAGGAAAATATGGAAAAAGTAAAACAAGAAGCTAAAAGATTATGGACTTTAGCTATAGCCAATAAAAAAGTTACTATTGGTATAGTTATTGCTATTATCATACTTTACGAACTAGCTACTAAATAATTTATGTTGAATGGCTTATCTGAATGTAAATACACCTGCGACTTATGCGCAGATCAGGAGAGAATATCTTCATGATCTTAAAACTCATCATGGCGAAGTTGAAGATTGTATTATCTTCGGGTTGGCTTCGATTACTGGTCGTCCGATTTTGTTCCACGCAATTATGGAACAAGGTGCGGTCTTCTACCGTCTGCCAATCTCTGCGTTCATTCAGCCTGGGTTTAAACCAGAAGAAGTTCCTGAATATAGACTTGATGAGCTGGAGCTATGGAATTGTTTTAGTTATTATCCTACTGTCACTTCTTTCGATATCTTAGACGCACAATCAGGCAAATACTGGGGAAAAGACAAGAAATGGCACGACGGAAAATATTTATTTACTGTTGACTGGGCTCATCCAGAGAGTAATATAGTTGATACAGATCATTCTGAAATTTCGCACGAACATAAGTGCGCCCATATATTGGCATTAGATAATGGCAATTATGCAGCTCAACCAAACAATCGAATCATATGGAATATTCCTTCCTTTACCGTTAAGGACAGTGTTCCATGGGATTGGAAGGTGCAAACTTCAGATTGGAATGTAGAAGATAAACGTAAATGGAACACAGAAGATTCAGACAGATTCTTCTATGATGTAAAGGAGAAAAAAGATGATTAAAAAATTATGGAAAAAATTTGTTAATTGGCTTTTTAAGTGGCAAAAATGAGTAAATGCGAAGAATGTCAACACGACTGTCACTGTAAAGAAGAATTACATTCAGATGTATATGGACTATGCGCCTGTGAAAAATGTAATTGTAAATCTAAAGCTGAAGACAAAAGTTATGAAAATGAAGGTAGTCTTGTTATTGATGAGACAGGAGAGTGTGAATCGTGTCAATAGGGGGTAGTATGAACTACTATTTTACAGGTATATTAATTATATTAATATGTTTATTAACTTTGTGTGGATCAGCTCAAGCAGATACTACACAAACAAACACTTCTGGATCTAACACATCAATTGATGGTGGATATGAATCAACTACTACAACTACATATGAATCAGGTTCTGAATCTACATCTACAACCAGCAACACTACAAATTCAAATATAAAATCTTCACCACCATCAGCGTCCGCCCCATCGTATAATTCTATGACACAAGATGTTTGCGCCGTTGGAATTTCTGCAGGAATACAAACATTTGGTATTGGTGTTAGTGGCGGAAAACATACAATCGATAAAAATTGTGAAAGATTAAAATTAGCTAGAATATTAAATGACTTTGGTATGAAGGTAGCAGCGGTCGCCATTCTTTGCCAGGATGAACGTGTCTTTGAATCAATGATTCAAGCCGGCACTCCTTGTCCAATCGATGGTAAAATTGGTAAAGAAGCTAAAAAACTTTGGGCCAAATATGATCACGAAAGACCTGATTATGACACCTATGTAAAACGTATGAAGGAACGAGAGAAAAAAGAAAAAGCAATAGCTAAAGAAAAAGCTCTTGAAGAAAAGAAAAGACTTAAAGAAGAAGCTAAAATGACAAAAGAGTTAGATAAAATAGATACAGAATTTGATAAACAGGTTAAAGAAAAACTTGAGAAAAAAGATATAACTTGGGAGTCACCTAAATAATGCCGAAGCCCATACTAAAATGGATAGTAAAATTAAGAATGTGGTATGCAGATTTAAGAGGACATCATGGTAAGAAATGGAATTATGAATCTTCAGAACATTACATGAAGAAAAGAAAATGATTTGGTTAATAATATTTATAGGAGTTATGGCTTATGCGGTTTATCGTATTAACACTTTTGCTGATGATGTTAACCCTTACAACTTCAGCAGAAGAAACAACAACAAGTAACCTACTTAGTCAAGATTTTTCTGCAGGCTGGTCTGGTACTGCTACTGGCCGGCATGGTAATAGTACTGTTGCTGCCGTTAATAATACATATATTAAGTCTGACGATGTAAGTTTAAAAGATGATGCTAACTTAACAGAAGCACAATTACAAGATGGTTTTACATCAAATCATTCTTTTAAATATTGGCATTGGAATGATTATAATTCTACAGTCACCTCAACAGTAAAAATAACTGGAGCAGATGGTGAAACAACAACACAAATTCGGACATATAGTTCTACTGGCTGTGGTTATATTAACTGTGGTAGTTATCAATCTGGATCTGATACTTTGTCTATATCTAGAAGTACTCAAACAGACTTTGATGTTAATGTAAGATATGACTTTACAGATACATCTAATTCAACAAGTCACTATTCAGTAGACTTAAAAGAACCTTCTCTTACAGTTACATACGAATCAGAACCTATTGATCAATCTATTCAAGATGAGATTAATGAAATCTTTGAAGATTTACAGGAAGATATCTTTGAAGATATGGAAGAATTTACCTTTGAAGAAGAAACTTTTACTTTTAATGAAGAACCTGAATTTGAAATGGAAATGGAAGAATTTACATTTACAGAAGAATTTTTTGAAGAGTTTTTTGAAGAAGAGGGCATATTATTTGAAGAAGAATTTGTAGAAGAAGAAATAGTAATGGAAGAATCTATGGAGGAAATTTATGAAGAAACAGATGAAATCGTCGAAACATTCCTACCAATGGTTTCTGAAGAAGAGGAGATGGTTGCAGAGGAAGAAGAAATTATCGAAGAAGAAGAAATAATGGAAGAATCTACAGAAATGGCTGAAGAAGAAACTATTGAAGAAGGGTCTACAGAAATGGTAGAAGCAACTAATGAAGAAGAAGAAATTAAAGAAGAGAAATCTGATAGCGAGACTCCTAAGAAGTCCGCTGTTCAGACTAAGAAGCTTGCCAAACAAAAAAAGATACAACAGAAAAAAGCTATCGTCAAAAATCTTGCCAGAATAATGGATAAAGTTGACAAGGATATTAAAGATATTTCTAAAAATTTAGCCATTAAGAATATTATAAAAATGGAAGCAATGACAAGTGAACAAGCATCTTTAGCTATGTATCAAAATACAGTATTTTATAAGCCAAAAGACATATATTTAGATCAATTAAATATCTTTGATTTTAGACAAATATACCCAAATACAAACCTTGCAAGTTATACCCAAAATGATAAAATAGAAATCAAAGCTAGAAAACTTCAAGAGATAAATATCAAGAAGCAACGGCTTTTAATGGAACTGGAGATGTTAAAAAATGGTTAAAAACTTTAATCTAAAAGACCAACTCGCAGGAATAGCTGCATTGATTGCTGCAATCGTAGCCATCGGTGGTGGCTTTGTTAAGTATGGTGAAATTACAACTAAACTTGATGCAATAGAGGCTAGAGAACAGGTTGTAACTGATACTTCAGCAATTGAAAGTAGCATTGCAGTTCTCCAAGAAAAAGTATCAGCTTTAGAAGGTGTGGATACTTCACACGAACATCCAGTTACTCATGATCATACTAAATCTTTAGTCAATGCTAAAGAAATCGAATTACTAAAAGTTCAAATAGAAGAGATTAAGGTCTCTACATCAAATCCACTATCACAATAAAATTAATTATAAATAATGGCATTAAAAATTTCAGAAGAAGCCGCCGTACAAATGCCGATGAAAACGGTAGCCAGTCTAATTTGCCTGGTTGCAATTGGAACATGGGCATATTTTGGCATAATTGAGAAACAAAACAAAATTTCAACAACACTAGAATTAATGGAGAAGGATCTCGTAGAGAACACAGCATTCCGTATTGGATGGCCGCGTGGTACTCTCGGATCCTTACCCCGCTGATTCAGAACAATTTATGCTTATCGAAGAATTGTATAAGCAGGTAGAAAAATTACAGGTACAACAAGAGTCAGGAATGCATAATAAAGTTAACATTGAATTTTTAACTAAACAATTAGAGAAGGCTTTAGAAGATATAGAAAAACTTAAAGATTCATCAAGAGAAAGCCGCTATAAAAATGGCAATACGGAGTAAAAATGGAAGAGATCGTAATAGCACTGTTAATGATAGTCAACCAAGAAATTAAAGAACACCGAATACAACCCTCGATGTCCATTTGTTTAAAAGGGGCACGTATAGCAAAACGCGAATCAAAAGAACGTGTTCAATACCAATGCATAAAGTCTAAGGTAGAATTAGAAAAAAATATAGATGGCAGCATCACAATCAAAAAACTCATCCTCGAATAGGAAAATCATGCAATTATCAAAGAACTTCAGTCTAGCAGAACTAACTAAATCTCAAACAGCAGAAC